TATAACCGGCTATGTTCTGGTAGCCGATCCCGCGGTTACTGTCCAGATACAGCCAGAAACAAAGGGAGTAGGGGTTATTCCCATTCCAATAGGTAGCTATACTGAGCTTATCGCCGTCTACATTGATCTGGGCTGATGTTGCCATAGCTAACCCCTTCGCCGCCCGATTATCTTAGCTACCCGATAGGCCATCTGGTCTATGTCAATGTCAGAGGAAACGCTAGCATTGATCGTCACATTCCCGCCCAACATGCCGGCAGTAGCCCCCGCGCTATGTACCTTGCTTCCTCTAGGTAGCTCTACTAGCTCGCGCCCATACTCCCCCACTAAAGCTAAGCCGCCTGGGGCATAGGACGATCCTACCGCCATTTGGGGGACCCCAGCCCCAGGCGCCGGCGCCGGCGGCTGGGCGGTTCCAGAGGGAATTACTACAGGCAGCAAGGCCATAGTATCGACAATACCTTTATAGATATTGTTCGCTAAAGCCTGACCCATGCTCCATAGGGCCGCTATATTCTCTGGGGTAGCTACCCCATCTTGCAGCCCCTTGGCAATACTGGGGCCGCCGGCTGCAAAAGCCGTTTCTAGAGAGGCGGGAATATCAGCAGCCTCTAGACCCGACAGGACCCCAGAGGATAGCAGAGAGCTAAGGTTATCTATCTCCCCTTGCAAACCCTCATCTGTCAGCCCAAACAAACCCATGATATTAGATTGTCCCTGGGCCGCGGCTAGCTGTTTTTCGACAGTAGCCCTAACCGCGTCCATGTTGATCAGGTCTAGATTCTCTGGGTTTGCAAAGAGACTGGAATCATTCCAGGCATTTTTGACCATTTCCAGGATCACGGTAGCAGGGAGATTAGGATCAATGCCGGCTCTAGCCGCGGCGTCTTTAATGTCTACCCCTTGCCAGTCCACACCGTTTAGAACTTCATCGGATAACTGCCTTAGCCAGTCATCGGCAAAGTTTTGGGGTATGCCCATTTCTGCCAGCCGCATTTGATCGGCGGTAACATCGCTAGTCCCAAAAAGGCCGGGCGTCTTGCCCAGGGCGCCTTTAAGCGTATCCTGTAGGGCTTTACCGGCATTGTCGGCGGCGTCTACAAACGCATCTTCTACATTGCCGGCGGCATCTTCCCAGGGCTTTTGTGCTGCCTGGGCCATCTGGCTGCCATAAACGCTATAGTCTCCCCCGCCGGCGGGACCTTGCGCCTTCCAGAGTCCAATAGCCTTTAGGAATGACCGCAGAGTATCGCCAAAGCCTGTATTACCCTCAGCAAAGGCCGGCACGTTTCCCCGCAACAGGCTACGCGTATCCCGATTATTTAGGACCTGGGTCCCTCTGGGCATACTGACCAATTCCGGGCCAAATTCGCCCACTAGAGCTAAGCCCCCTTGGAAAAAGTCTGACCCTGTAGCTTGCCGGATAAAGGGGATTCCCCATGCCCCCCCAGAGTTAATGTCAATCGGCCATGACTCGCCATTGCTACCGCCGACTGGGCTAGGCTTGCGGGGATGGTTTGCATGTCCGCTATGTTCGCTGCCTACCGTACGCTGGGGAGTAGCACTAAGCCCAACGGAAAAGGGGTTAGCCGTAAAAAAGCTTTGGACCTTAGTCCAAAGGTCAGATATAACGGTAGCCGCCCAGTCAGCAGTAACGCCAATCGGCTGGGTAGAGATAACCGTTAGATCGGTATACAGGTCTGATATAACGGTAGCTCCCCAGGCAGCCCCAACGGTAAAGCCAGTAAAGTAGGTTTCAAATTGCGTGGTAGCCTCTGTAGCCAGGCTAGAAAACGCGTCAGCAGCCCAGACCGGAAAGACCTTAAAGCCGTCAAAGTAGGCATTAAAGAGAGGGTCAGCCCCCAGCGCGGCTTTAACTAAGCTGCCTTGTTTCCAGTCAGCTACTAAGGCGACTTCTACATCGCCTAGAGGATTCTTTATCTCTACAATCTGGGCTTTGGCGTCATAGGTAACAGAAAAGTCCTCTGTACCATAATCAAATTCTGTAATGCCGGCTTTGGCATCATAGACCAGTTTTAGCCCCTTGCCGGTTGTCTCCGAAAAGGCGTCGATTGTGGTAATTTTGCTTTCCGCGTCAAAGCTTAGACCCCAGTCCTTTGCCTTGTCGAAAAAGACGGTAGTTATCTCTCCCTTTACGTCTACCGTTACTTGTTCTGCCTGGGACCCCATAGCCGCGGCTAGCCCAGTGACCCAGCCAGGCGCCTGGGCTTTTGACATAGCCTCTATGCTGGCTGCCATGTTGCCTAGAGAGGTAGAGGCGCCGGCAAGTTGATCCCCAGTAAATTGCCCTAGGGTCTCCCCCACATCTAACAAGGCGGTGCGAAATTCCGGCGCCGTTAAGACCGTTACCAATTCCTCTAAGTAGGGCTGGGCCGCTTCGATACTCCCAGCTAGCAAGTCTCTTAGGCCGAATTGCGCCAGGTCTCCCAGGCTGTTTAGCATACCGTCAATTGTGCCAGCCTGTAGGGCCGCCGCGCCTTTGTAGCTCCCTTCTAATTCGTCCATAATGGCTTTAATAGCCTCTGTAGCCCCTACCGCCCCCTTTTCTACATTCTCCATTAGCTTGGCAGTAGAGACCCCAAAAGCCTGGGCTAGAATCTCTCTAGCGTTGATCCCAGCCTCAGAAAGTTGGTTCAATTCTTGCGCGGTAACTTTCCCGCGGGCTTGCATTTGGCCTAGGGCTAGGCTGATTCTATGGACTACAAAGCCTGTTTGACCAGTCCCCGCGGCAAAGTCTGTAAAGGCTTGCGTCATTCGCAAAGCCTCATTAGAGGTAAACCCATATGCCTGGGCTAGCCTAAACGCGTCCGCTATTTCTTTTTCGCCAAAGGGAGACAGGATAGCCATTTTCTCTATCTGGGCTACCAATTCTTTGGCGCGGCCGGCTGCCATTTTGAACCCTTCGCCTATGCTGCCAGCCTGACCAGACTTGAAAAGCTCGCGCCCAGACATAGACTGTAAAGCAAAGGTCAGCCGTTCAGTATATGCGTATGCCTCTAGGCCGGTCTTTCCCATCGTAGCCAGGGCATTAGTCACAGACTGTATACCCTGGGTTACGCCAGTAAAGGCGAAACCGCCGGCAAAGCCCGCCGCGATAGCCTTAAAACTGTTGTCCATACTGGACAACTGTTTTTGCATCGATCCTACTTGGCTGCCTAGCTGGGAGCTAAAGCCGCGTAGGTTATTGCTAGCCTTAGAGGTATCGGCGTCTACTTCTACTACTAACCTGGCAGCCGTAATACTCATTTAGCCCTACGTCCTTTAACCCTAATCCTTTGGTTTTCCTGGGTCTTGTTTTCGGCGGTCTCCGCGTCCAATGCCCATTGCACCCAAAGGGGGTTTTGCTCTAACAGGTCCCAGGGGGCTACCCCCAGATACTTAGCCGCGCGTAGGACAGGATACCAGTCCCCCATATAGCCCATCTTGCCGCCGGTAGAGAGATAGCGGGTTAGCTCTCTCCGGCTTTCGGGTTTGGGGCGGTATCGTTCATAATCGCGCTGAAAATGGCTACCGTCAGGTTAAGGGGCAAAGCCTTAACCGTATCCCTGGTCACTGGCAAGGGGTCCCCATCTTCGCTAAGAATGTCCCAGGATACGATTAAGTCCACAAGGGAGCTAGCCAGGTCACTAAAGGCCGCGGTAGCCTCTCCAATGGTCTGGCCGCCTAGCTCCCCGCCGCGTGCCATCATGGTAAGGGACCCCGCTACAATCTGGGCGCGTAGGGTCATATTGTTAGGCCGGTAGACAACCTGGGCCGATTCTCCCAGGTATTCTACTGTTACCGTCCGCGTTTTCTTGTTCAGATCAGAGAGGCTAAAAGGCATAAGCTAACCTTTGTTCGTACGATACAAAGCCGGCTTTGCAGCCGGCTGGCTGGGCTGGCTGGGGACCCTGGCTAGAGTGCGGTCAAGGTATTGATCAACTTGGCAGTAGTGGCGGCGCCGAATGTGGCGTCATAGACCCCTACCCCATTGTATTCAATGGCGAAAACCCCATCTTGATCCCGCAAGGGGCTAACGTCAGTGATCTTTACAGCCGTGTCTAGCTGAAAAAGATACTTGATCGTCGTTTCGATAGTGGGACCTTCGCACTTGATCCGCATGAATTTGGTTTGGCCGCTTTTGGCGTTCGCCAAAAGTCCCATACCCTCCGCGTTAGCCTGGGTCAGGATACGCACCCCCAAAGTGGGGGGGGTCTCTACCAGGTCCGCAAAGGACGGCAAAGACGCGTTCAAAGCCCAAACGGGGGAGTAGCGGTCAGTCATTGACCATTCGACTTCGATAGGCCGGCTGGCAACCGCCGCGCCGTCAAGGCCGGCGGCCGTATCCGCAAAAAATACGCTTACTTCTGTTGGCAGAATGGGGACCAAAGCCAGGCTAGTAGGGCTAGCCGTGAGAGTGACAGGGCTTGTCATAGCCCGCCCCAGGATACTGCCAGACAGAGAGATATTGTCACGGCTGAAAGTGAATGTAGCGCCGCTGATCACGATCCCGGTAGACTTATGGGCGATAGTGGCGTCGCCCATTTCGACAGTGTAGCTAGCGAAAGGGTCCGCGGCCGTTGGGGCTGGGGTATGCAACCACTGTCTAGAGGTAGTCCCGCCGCCTGGCGTTGTCGGCGCAACCTTGCGTAGCAGGGAGTTTAGCAGGTACGGCAATTCGGTATAGGTAGGCTGACCGGTCAGAGACCCCGCTACCCATTCCTTATTAAGGGCCGAAACCGTATTGAACTTGTTTCCCCGCGGCCGGTATTGCTGGGTTTCGATACTGGGGCCAAATTCAAAGCCCAGAGAGGTAAGCAGCTTATTCGCCGCTACCGATACCCCATAAGTGCTTTCTACCCCAATCTGGCTAGTCTGGAATACTGAGGCTAATTCTGGCATGTTATACCCCCTGGGCTTGTATGGAGTACATACCGCCCAAATGTCTAAACTGTTGACCCTCTCCCGGCTCTATCAGCCGGAAAGGGGCGACGCGCACGCAAGACAAGACAACGCCGCCGGCAGTTTCTCCCCTTTGGCGGTCAAGCAAAAGATCGATCCTATCGGCTAGGCCGGCTAGGGACTCATAGCTAGACGTTTCCATAATGCCGCGCACTAGCCAGGTAGTAGAGACCCAAAGCTTATAAGCCCCTACTACTCTAAGGTCTCTAGCCGTTTGCATTTGGTATACGATCCTAGGGTAGCCGTCTGTTTCGTCGCCCAGGGTATCGTATATTCGCCCAGCTACTTGCCCAGCTATGTACCCATCGCCGGCAAGTCTTTGGGCTATCCAACGGCTAATAACTTGATCCTCTTGTGCCATCTATGGAAATTCCAGAGTTAAGCCCAGCCTACCTAATCAGACTCTCCAAGTTACGCAAAGCATCTACTAACTGGGGAAAGGCAAAGTCAGCCGCGGGACCAAAGGCCGGGCGGGCTGCCATGCGTGCAGTCCCAAATTCCAGATACTCAGCATAGTCTACCGTTGTATAGACCGCGCCGCGGGTCTTGCCCAGCATATCAAACTGTACAGAGTTAGCCAGGTTCCCCAGGTCTACCGCGGGCGATTCGCCTGGCGCGCTGGCAACATGCTGGCGCCCGAAACGAATGTATACCCGCCCATGCTTGGAGTTATTCATGCTAACTTGGATATGTTCCTTAATCTGGTTTCCGGTCTTTTTCACTTCGCTAGCCGCCGCATCTTCTATGCGCCCAGCCAAGGCGGGAAACAGATTAAAGACAGTCCTAACCGGCATAACAAGACCTTTGTAGCGTACGATACAAGACCGGCTTTGCAGCCGGCTGGGAGACTAAGACCTAAGCGTAGCAATACACCGCGTAGCCGTTAGCCAAGTCTCCCCCGCATTAACGTTATTGACCTGGTAGACCTGGGACCCCTTGACGATCAGATCGTCGGCAGTGACCGCGGTCCCCGCCGGCAGAGTAATAACCCAGGCTGCCATAGTTGCCAGGTCCGCGCCTGGCGCCAGACCCTCTATAGGCTGGGTAGCCATAGGCATAACCCGCCCCTTAGAGGGTATGTCTACCGTTGCCCAGGTATGACCGCCGGCATTATCAGAGACCTTTACCCTTTTGCGAATGGTTAGATCGTCTGGCATGTAGCCTAGCTGGGCTTTGCCCATCACGGCTAGATCGTAGTCAGTCAGCATAGGGATCAGCATCCTCTACCAGGTAGGCAGCCGGCTGGGCTGGGTATGACAGGTCTGTAGTGTAGACTAGCCGCGCTACCGTACATTCTAGCCCAGCCTCTACAGGTTCTAGGGTTACTCCCCAGAGGCTAGCTAGCTTGTCAATCTGTCCCAGAATTTGGGACTTTCGGAATGTGGCGCCATCGGCGGTAAAGTCAAAGAATGTAGCGGCTTTAGTCGCCGCCACGCGCAAGGCGGCAGCCCTAGCTAGCCGCCTGATCTTGGCTATATCCGTTGCGGCTGCCAGGTCCGAAACCCCATAGGCTAGTAACACATCTGTTACAGCCTCATAGAAAGAATCTACCGAAAGGTCTAAGGCGGTCCCTAGCTCCCCCAGGCTAGTAAGCATGTAGTCTTGTAGCTCTAGATCAGTGTAGACCGTTGGAACCGCCATAGCAGTAGCTCCCCTACTTGGCTTTCTGTGCCGCCTTGTTCGCCTTGCTTGCCGGCGGATCCGCCGGCTGATCCTCTCCCTGGGCGCCTGGGTCTGCCTGGCTGGCAGCCGGCTGGGGGAGACTGTCCAGAACGCTGCCTAAGAACGCGTCTAAGGCTCTAGCCTCTAAGAGTCCCTGATAGGCTGGGTCCTTATGGCTAGTATCTGGCAAAGGCTCGATCCCCAGCCGGCTGGCTATCGCCTGGGCTTTCTCCCTGGTAGCGATAGCAAGGCCGGCAAGCTCCCGCGCTAGCAATGTAGGATGCACGTTACCCCCTTTCTAGGTCAGCGCGCTAGGGCATAGGGCTGGCGTAGCCGCTAGGGATAGCGTAGCTGCCATTCCCCACGCGGTAGACCAGGGCGCCTACACGGTTCTGGGCGCCAAAGCCGGCATAGCGCGTATACTGATCTTCCCAGAAAGGCCAATCTTCGCGGCGGCCGCGGCGCTGGAATCCCTGCAATTCCGGTTCCGGTTCCTGGCGCATAGCAAGGGGCCGATCCCCGCCGGTTGTAGTGGCTACAATGTAGTTATCAGGTAGACCCGCCCAGGTAGCGATCCATACCTTGGAATCGTGGTAGCCGATAAGCTCCCCAGGCAAGGCCATATCCCCCAGGGAACCCACAAGCACGGATTGACCGTCGCCGCGCCGGATGTTGGGATCGGACTCTGGGTAAAAGCCGGCAAGGCTTTTAACCGCGGTTGCCATCGTGGTAGGAACCAGGGCTACGACTTCGCCGCCATTCTCTGGGTGTTCGGTCAATTCCTGGTAGATCGTCGGGAAAGGATCGGTAGCAGTAGCTACCGCGGCTGCCTGGGCAAGGTAGTGGGTATCCGTTGCCCCCTGATCCTGTCCCGCCATGATCGTGTAGAGATCAGAGTCTCCGTTAGCGAGTCCCTTGATCGTCAGGTCCCCTTTTTCGGGATCGGTCCAAGTCCACGCGGCGTTAGCGAACAAGGCCGCCAGAATGTGATCCCTGATCCACCGCTTATCAGCCGTGATCAGCGTGTTGACCGCGTCGTTAGCCTCTTGAACGGTCATTTTTACGCCGGTCTTGTAGTTTGCTCCCCAGGCGGCGCCGCCATCCTGAATAGGAAAGGCAATGTCCCAGTAACCGGCGGGCTTGATCGGGCGGGCGCGGCCGTTTTCGTCAAGAGGCTGCAACCGCGCCGCGGCGGCAGACTTGTAGCGCCGGCTATAGTCCAGAGTGGGGCTAGCGAACAAGCTGATCAGCGCGTCTAGCTGGCGCGTATGCTCCGCTAGGGTTTCGTCAATCGCGTTTGATACGACGCTGACCCCCACTTGCTGTACGCGCTGACCGAAAACGTCTTTCAGTTGAAAGAACCCATACATGATAGGCATTACGTTTATTCTCCCTTAGACCTGGCCGCCGGCTAGAGGTCCACAAAAAGCAACTTGTCAGGCGACGCGCCGAGTAGCTGACCCCAGACCGGGATCACCTTACCCACAACCTTGGAGACAGTCCCCGCGGCGTCTGCGATCTTGCCGTCTGTGTTGGACGCGTAGAGGGTCGCGCTATATCCCTGGGCCGCCAAGTTGAACCCAGCTAGCACCCCCTTGCGGATAGCCGTTACCGGCATACCGTTTTTGACCGTCCGCGTGGCGACGCCGAACGTGTCAGCCTCACCCGCGCTAGAACCGTTGGACCGCGTAAAGTGGCCTGTAGTCACGTCGATCCGCAACAGGTCCCCCGCCGTCACATCTTCATTAACCGGCAAAGTAGCTTGAATGATCGACTCTACTACTTCGATCTTGCCGGCTGTTACCAAAGCAATATCAGCCATAGAACCCCCTAGAAATTGCTATACATACCGCGTAAATTCTTGCGCGCTTCCGCTGCGTCTGGCTGGCTGCCTGGGGCTGGCTTTGGCGTAGGCGGGGGACCCGACTTAGAGACAGGATCAGCCTTGCCGGCATACTCCCCCGCATTACTAGCCAGCCATTCTAGCTGGGCTACCGCGTCAAGCTTGCCCAGTAGATCGGCTACCCCTTTAGGCAGACCCTTGGCTAGGCTTTCGACTTGCGCCGTTAATGCCTGGGCGTGACGTGCTAAGTCTGCCTGGGCATTGTCTAGTTGGGTCTGCAAGTCTGTTACCTTTGCGTCCAATTCGGCTAGCTTAGCTCCCCTGGTTTCTGCCAGGGATTGCCATTCGCCAGACTCTTTAGCCTTGTCGGCGGCGGCTTTTTCGGCTGCCTTGTCGGCAGCCTCTTTAGCCTTGCGGTCAGCGCGTTCTAGTCTGTCTGCCAGGACCCGATCAATGTGGGCTTGCAATTCGTCAGCCGTTTGAAACACAAAGGCCGGCTTTGCTCCCCCGGTTCCGCTATTGTCGCCGCCCCCCGTTTTGGGGTCTGCCTGGGCGCCGGCTGCGTCAGCCGTCTTAGGGTCTTTATCGTTTTCCATAGTGGGGCCGCATTTTTACCGTATGCGTGAACGTGCTAGGTCTGGACTTTCCCTTAGCCAGACATAATCACTATAGCATTTTGTATCGTACGGCGCAATAAGCAAAAGGGGCCTACTTTCGCTAGTAGCCCCCTTTGCCAATGTAACCCCTAAATTGTGTCCCTTGCCGCGCCGGCTGCCTGGGGAGCTACCGCGTATAGCTTCCATAGCTGGGGGCTAGCACCCCGCCGGCTTAGCCCCCAAAGTATACCATAGGCCGGCTAGGGTCCCTGGGGCTGGGGCTGTATGCCCAGCCGGCTGTATAGGTCCCTTAGTGGCGTAACCTGGGGAGAGTCTCCCCAGATAGGAGACCGGCGCCAGGAAACAAGATCGTCAAAGCCGATCATTCCTTGCCGGTATAGCGAGTAGTGCCCAGGTCCCAGAATTTGCCGCTGGATTCTTTCCGGCTGGGTAGCATACCAGTCAGGGCCGACAGTGTAGGGGACTGGCTGCCTACCCTCTATGATCGGGATAGGGCTGCAACGTCCATTTGGATGATCGGCAAAGGGGACAGTCAGAGGGTATACCCTACCATCCAAAGCCAGGCAAGCCGCGCACGTTCGCCCCGACTTGGCAGCCAGCCGGCGGTAGGACCCTACTACCCCAGATTCTTGATACTGGGCTATATTCGCTTGCCGGTATGCTCTAAGGGTCTCCGTTCTGGCAATCACCGCCGCGCGAGTAAAAGCCAGCCCTAGACCTTGCCTAGCCATTAGCCTGGCGACTCTCTCAGGTCCCAAACCCTGGGCCATGCCGTTAAAGAGAGTCTGGGCTAGACGGTCTCCTAGCCTGGGGTCCCTGGGGATAGCGTCTAGCAAGCCTCTAAGGGGGGCGCCGCCGACAGTGTAGCCCGCCATATTGCTAATAGCATCCATGCCCAGCCGGTCAAATTCCATAGCTACCCCCGCGTCTAGGCCGGCGGCACGGATAAGATCGGCGGCGGCGGTTATGCCGAAACGTGCATATAAGGCTTGCTGCGCAGAGATAAAGCCAGTAGCCCAGTCTGCATAGCTTTCTAATTCCGTTTCAGCCGACCGCAACAGTAAAGACCATCTGGTTAGGTTACGTAGCTCCCCGCGTGTAGGGGGGCGCCCATTCGCCCTAATCCGGCTGGCAAGGTCAAACATTTGGCCTAGCAGGTTACGCTCTACTTGTAACCAACGATAGGCCATGTAGGACCGCGCCGCCTGATCCTGGGCGAATAGACGCGCCTTGTATTGTTCTGCCAGGTCTAGGACTAGAGGCGGCATTAGCCCGCGCTATCAGGTTCCCCAGGGGGCTGGCTAGCCGCTAGTCCCTCTGGATTATCATCGTCGCCGGCTGCCTGGCTGGGGTCGCTTCCCTCTACCATCTGAGTAAGCCGGTATAGGCTATCTCCCTCATAGCGGACCCAAACCCTTTGACCCCCCTGTAGGGCTTTGAGGGCCGCGCCCAGATTGCCGGCGGTCTGGACTCTCTCCCCGCTGGCGTCTTTGATCACCTGACCGCTATATACGTCGTCTTGCGGAATGTCTACCGCCTGGCTGGCGACAGTCAGCCGGCCATCTTCGCTAAGCCAGCAAGCCTTAGCTAACATGGTTACTACCTTTGCCATAACTACCCCTTTCCGGCTTTCGCCGTACGATACAAAATATGATACTGGCTATGGTGCGTGCGGCACAGTGTAATACAATCCCGCAATTCTGCCAGCCAGCCCAGGGGGCCGCGTCGCCCCTTGTTTTCATATGACCTATGATGTATCTCTAGCCGTTCTGGGCTACCGCAAAGCCGGCATCTACCCCCATCCAAACGCAACCGCGCCCAGCGAATAGACCGCCATCTAGGAGAGGCTAGATAGGCGCGATAGGCTGCCTGGGCTGGCGACTCTGGAATTTCCATAGTTGGACCCCCAGAGGGACCAAAGACTATTTCGCCATTGCTAGAGACAGAAACGCTACTACTAGCTGGGGGCAAGGGGCTGGGCTGCCTGGCTGGGGTCCCCCGCCGGCTATGCCTGGGCTTGATCGGCTTACCGGTTATTTCCGGCTGGGCTGGGACCCATTTCCCTGGTAGCGGCTGCCTACTCATTTAGACCCCCAGCCCCCTGGGCGCCCACGCTCCCCAGGCTGCCAAAGAGGCTATCGGCAAAGCCCCCCCTATCGAAAGTAGTTTCAGCCTGGGAGAGGATACTATCAGAGAATGTAGCCGCCTGGGCTTGTTCTGCAAGCTTGACGGTCTGCATTTCGTCAAGGTCCTTTTGCGCCCAGCCGGCATAGCGTTTAAGCGCGACAGGGAGAGGGACCCCGATAGCTACCGCCTTTTCAGCCAGGGTTAAGCCGTCCATATCAGACCGGGCTAGCGCGGGTCTGGGGGCAAAGCTAAAATCTAGCTCCCCTAATTCGTAGGTTCCCACGCCAGAGAATAGCCCCAGGTTTTGGCCTAGGGTTATGCACATCTGGCAAACCCTGATCAGGGCTGACTCTCCGTTATATCTAGCCTCTAGCAGCCGGTCTAGCGCGTCGCCTAGCGCGGTCTCCATAGCGATACCGGATAGATCACGGTCTCTAAGCTGATAGTAGGCTAATTCAGGTAGATCGGCGGCTATTTCGTCTAGCTGGGATTGCAGGACGGCTAGCATAGCCGTGTAGTCAACCTGGGGGACAAGGCTTTGCAGCGTAGCCGTCCCAGGCATTTGCAAGATGCTATCATCGTCCAGTGTAGCTAGGCCGGCTTTACCAATTTGCGGCGGCGGTAGCGGTCTCCCCTGGGGGTCATTGCCGCCGGCTAGGGCTGCCAGGATAGGCCGATTCCAACGGAATAGCATAGAGTGTAAGCGAGTAGCCAGCCGGTTAGCCTCATCGATCTTGACCAAAGCCGGCATAAAGGCAGACTGTCCGCGGCTATCCCCAGTATCCCGAAACTTAGCCCAGGCAATGGGGATAAAATCGATCCCGTAGTCCCCTAGGGACTGGCTAAGGACTGGGGTCCCCAGCGTGTTGGCTGGGGCCGTTGCCCCCCTGGTATGCTCCCAGACCGTTACCCCTTGCAGAGTCCATATCTCCGTATAGGTGTAATCCTCTGTTGTGCCATCTGGCAGCCGGCGGCTTTGGGGAGTATCGATCCTAATGTAGGTAACGATCCCTCTACCGTCTGACTCTAGATCGGTTACGTAGACAGGATCGATCCTCTGGATATATACCCTGTCTACCGTGCCATCTGGGCTAGACCGCGTAGCAGCCTTTAGAAACAGGTCCCCCAGCATAGCGAAAGTGCGCGCCGCCGGCTGTTTTTCACTGCCAAAGTTAGACCATTTCCATAGCTGGGAGATAATCGGCTCTAGCTGGGAATTGTCGGAAAGGACAGGCAGCGCCGCCGGCAGAGTCCCCGGCCAAATTTTGGCGGCGTAAAATTCGACTACCCGAAAGGCTGGGTTACGCAATTCTTGCACCCCAGCCAGGCTATTGCCTGTCCTAAGTAGCTGGGTCTGCAATTCGTCATAGACGCTATTGTAGTAGTATCCCTGTAGCGTTTGATAGTGAGTAGCCCAGGGCAAAGGCTTAGAGGCTGGGGTTAGCCCTAGCTTTACCCAGTCCCAGACCCGCGTAGACATTCCCCCAAAGATCGGCATAGTCTCCCCCAGCCGGCTAGGCCGGCTTTAATCGTCAAGGTCCCCAGCCTCTAGGCCGGCTGCCTGGGGATTAGCGCGCGCTTGCCAGCCTAACGCTATCAGATTCTCCAAGTATAGCCCCATTTGGTTAAAAGCATCTACCTGATCCGCAAAGACGGTATGCGGAAAGCCGTATAGCTCATTTTCAAAGTCTAGCAGCCAGGGGGCTGCCTGGCTGGGGTGCGGGAATAGAAAGCAATCCCGACTAGCCCAAATGCTGACCTGTTTAGCGCGGGTTAGCTTGTCAGTCTTTGGAGTAAAAGCCACTAAGATAGCTTGCAGCCAGGGATCAGCCCCCAGGCTAAGGGACTGGAAAGCACTTGTGCCGCTAGCCTTATCCTCTATGATCACGGCTCTAAGCTTGCCGTCTTGATTCCAACGTTTCGCCAGGTCTTGTATTGCCTTTAGCAGCGCCGGAAACTTAACCTTATCCCGCCATACATGCCGCAATAATAGGCGGTAGTCTGGCAGTAGCTCCACTACTACCGCGGCCGTAAATGCGCTAGTCTCTTTGTCTTGTATGCCGGTATCAAAGCTAATCCAACGTCCTAGGACCTGGTTAGCTAGCCTGGTATCCTCTACATGGTAGCGATTCTTTCCTTTAGCCCACCATGTAGGATCGTAGGGCTTTTGAGAGGGATCACTAATCCAGAGACCCTCTAGTAGCTGGGCTTTGGTTATATCGTCTAGCTCAGAGAGGGACCGCGTATACTCTACCTGATCCAAGTGCGGGTTATCGTCTAGCTTTGCCGGAATGAAAACGCGGCCGCTAGCTCTACCGTCCACAAAGAACCGGCGGTATACCCAGTCTTGACCCTCACCCCCTGGGTTAGTAGCGGACCGCATACGGAGAGGGATTTTAACCCCCTTGCTGGCAGCCTCTTTAGACTGTCTAAGCCGGCTGAAAAGATAGGTGTACTGGGACTCTGGAAACTGGGTTAATTCGTCAAAGCCTATGAATTGATATTCGCTACCCTGGTATCTATATTTATGTTTCTCTATCTCCAAGTAGCCAAACGCCAGAGTAGCGCCGCTAGGGAAAGTCCAAGTCTTTGTTTCTTGTTTCCATTGCGCGGCGGTCCCTTGCAGCCATTCGCTAGCCCTATCCATTAAGGCGCCGGCTAGTGCCAGGTCTGCGTAGGTGCGGCGTAGCAATAGCGCGTTGTAGTGGGGTAGATCAACATACTGTAAGGCAGCCATAAGCATGGCGTCAGATTTACCGCCGCCGGCTGCGCCGCCGTACATAGCCTCTAGACATTGCAGTAGTAAAAAGGCTGCCTGTTTGATTGTCGGGAAATGGCGAAAGTAACTATTGATCCTGGGGGTCACTAGTTGCGGCTGGGATTGCACCCGCCGCCGCAAGTATATCAAAGATTGATCCTGCATCTTCTACGCTTACCCCCATATTGCCGGCAAACTGGACAGGGCCGCCGCCTACCCCAGCTAGCTGCAATGGGCCGCCATCGGCGCCAGCCAGCCGTAACACTGGGGAGCTACCCGCAACGATCCCCAGGTAGCGCGCCTGTTGTTCAACCGCCTTATGGAAACGGTCTATTAGGGCTGGGTCTATGTCCCTGGGAGCTAAGGCGCCGGTCTCTGGGTCTTTTATCGGCAGCCCTACAACATGGGGCCAAAGCGCGGCGATAATCTCCCCCAGCCTCTCTAGCTGCAACGTTACCCAGACGTTTGCCGTCTGGTTCTGGGACTCGCGCCAACGGCTAAGGATTATGTCAACGTCCCTTTGGATCGTGGCGTGACTTACCCCAGCCTCTTTAGCCATTTGCCGATAAGTCTTGCCGGCTAGCAGCCATTCGGCTACATTTTGCCGCCTAATTTCGGCTTTCGCTTGCACGGTCTTACGTTGCGTCATTCGTCACCCCTAATCGTAACTGGCTGCCTGGGGAGAGGTCCCCGCCGCCGCAACAGACCCCGCCCCAGGCAGCCGCACCCAAATTATTGCACGTTTCCCACAACAAAGCAATTAGGGGCCGGCTGGGCTGCCAGGCTTGCCCAGGCTTGACGGTAGCTCCCTGGGCTGTACGTTTGGACCTGGCAGCCGTCCTAGGGCTTTCTAGGGGCTTGCTGGGACAAACTGGCAACTATGGAATTTCCAGAGTCTAGGCCGGCTTTGTATCGTACGATACAATGCGTTATGCCTACGCTATGCGTTATCCCATAATCCTACAGTTGACAGGATACGGGAAAAGCCCCATACTTAGGGGGCATATATCCGGCAAGACAACGAAAGGCAAGGTTATATGGGATACGACTTACATAGGCTCACACAAGAGACAAACAAAGCTTATGCGGTCTGTCAGTCCATTTGGTATCTAATGGAGACAGAGAACCGGATTAAGGACGCGCTTCCCCAGGTAGAACTAGAAATTTTGGGGGACCTTTACCAGGCTACCGCGGTTCTGGCAGTAGAGGCGGCCGAAACTACCGCCGGCTTTCTGACCGCTACGCGGCTGGCTATCCTTTGCAAAGACTACTGGGACAGGCTAGACGCGCTAGACCTGGGGCCGCTAGTTATGCCCCAGCCCAGCGCGCGGGCGCCGAAACGGGAGCTTATCCGGCTGTTAACATGCCTGGTCTATGGGCAATGGCTAAGCGAGTATATCAGCCAGGCAGCCAGCCAGGGAGCTAGCGCCGCCTATCTGGCAGACTTGCGGGCCGCCTATCGTCAAGTGCTATCCGCCGGCATAGGGGTTTACTTGCCGGCAGAAAAGGTAGACTGGGGCAAAGTGGACAGACTGCGTAGGGGCTACAAGGTCCCAGGTCCAAACAAACTGGCTGATCCCTACCTGGTAGAGACCCAGCCAGCCAGGCAGCCGGCGGCGTTCTGGGAGATTCCTACCTATGGGGGAGAGTATGACTAGAGGTAAAGACAACCGCGGAAAAGTGATCCTGGGACTCTATGACGCCGCCGCGGCTGCCAGGACTACCGCTATCGCTATCAGGGCTGCCAGGTCCAAGCATTACCCAGACCCCAGGCTAGCCGACATTCCCCAGCCGGCTGGGGACCTGGCGACGCAAAGCCTGATCACCCTGGGGACTATCGAAAAAGCCTTACTTTCAGAGGCTAGCGCGCTTGCCCAGGAAATGACAGGGACCCAGCTAGGCGCGCTTGTGAATGATCGGTTAGTGGTAGCGGCTAAGCTTAATCCGTTCTGGGCGCGCAAGCCCAGCCCCCCAAACGGCTGGCTGACTAAGCCGGCTTTGGCGTTTCGGCTCTACTGCGTTTGTATGGCTATCCGGCTAGAGGAAAACAGGGCTAGCCAGGCAGCCCCAGACGATATAGACGATCATATTTTGGAGACTTTCAGGGGGGCTTATGGACGCTAGCGCCGCCGGCTGGGGGAAAAGCACTAGCCCAGTTAGCCTACTGGCAGACCTGATAGTTACCGGCTGCAATGACCGTCAGAAATTCGACTCAGAGGGAATAGCTAGCCTGGCTGGAAGCATAAAGGATCAGGGCTTGCTTAATCCGATTCTGGTTAGGCCGATCTATCTTAACCCCCTGACTGGGGAGAGGGTAGCCATAGCCCTAGAGGGAGACCAGGAAAGCCCAGCCGGCTGGGATGTGCGTTACGAAATTGTAGCGGGGGAGAGGCGGTATAGGGCTTGTCTCTCCCTGGGCTACCGCCGCGTTTCTTGCTGGGTGCGCTGCCTGACAGACCCAGAGGCTATGGCGCTAATGCTTTTGGAGAATACCGCACGCCAGGACCTAAACCCCTTGGAGCTAGCGCGGGCTTTCCATGTGCGGATCACGCGGCTTAACTGGGCCGTAGAGGATGTAGCCAAGGTAGCTGGGGTATCCAGATGGACGGTAGAGAGGCGCCTAGCTTTGCTCCAATTGCAGCCCAGCATAGCGGACCTGGTAGCCGCCGGCCATTTCCCGACAGGTCACGCGGAATTGCTTAGCCGCCTTGACCATTACCGGCAGTTAATCGCCTTGCGTATCTACCAGGGGGCCGCGTCTATGCCCCTTGAACGCTTTAGGGGGGTAGTCTCCGAATTGCTAGCCCAGCAAGCCCAGGACAGTCTAATAGACTTGGAGACATACGCCGCCGACAAGGCAGCCAGCCTACAG